TTGTCATATGAAACTTCTCGACAAGGAAACAGCGGTCGCTTTTCGGCAACATAGTAGGCCACAGCCTTACGAAACAACTCCTTGCCATACTTATCCGTACAATAGCGAAACTCGCCTTTGTTCAAATAAAAATCTCGCTCAGAGAGGTAATTGATTATTTCTTGCATGATTAATTCCTTGTTCATTCAAAATAAATTTTCTAATGGTGTTTTAAGCTTATTTGTTGGGTCATCATCAACTCGATACCCATGTCTTATAAATCTCTCTATATCAACTCTTGTAATATCTATTTTTCCAAACTGCCTGTCATTGCGATGATTGGCTTTTGGATTCTTCACACACTGATCATTTCCTGGTATTTTATATAATTGATATTCATCTGGAAATATAAGGTATATAAAATACCAATCTGGCTTAAGATCCAAACAAGCCCAACCACTAAATTTAGTTCTTTCATATGCTCTAGTAAATGTTTTAACATCAGCAACCAACTCTGGTAAATCAATACCTGTGGGTTGACATTTAATACCAAAAGATTCTTCAAACATTTTCTCTCCCCAATCTCCTCTTTGAGTTATAGATAAACTCTTAAAAAGTATAAAGGGAGAATCTTTTGTCCAACGGCCGCCCATAATGTTTTTAGCTTTATTACCTACACCATTAATAGCTATTACCTTTTGCAAAACTGATTTTGCTTGTGGGGTCATCATCCAAATAAATCCTCTAGAGTTCGTTGTGTCCCATAACTTCTATCTACGTGCCAATTAATCTGGTCAAGAATAAATGTTAAAGGTTCAACGAAACTCTTATCAAACATTATATCATAGTTTATCATATTATGCAAGTCAAATTCTTTCGGTAGTCTTGTCATAAACGAAATAACATTCGACTGCATCTTGTTTGGTAATCTTAATTCTAAAAATTTAATTTTATCACCTTGTTGTATATAAGGATACTTGTGTGTAACCTTATGACGTTTTAGTAAATGATTATATATTAATGCACCCTTAATATGCATTGGACATTTTTTCTTAAATATACTAGAACTATCTCCCCACTTCTTTAATCCATTGCACGATCTTGGATAAGCTATTTGTTCAGGATCAAGTTCCATAAACGTCTTATGAAATTCTTGAATAAACATATTCAAAGTTTTTTCATCTTCACCTATAATAAGTTTCAATGCCTCTCTAATTTTATCTCGACACGGTTCTGGAGTTGAGGACTTTACCGCCTCAATACCCATCACTTTTAATTCTGGTTCTGCATATCGTACACCTTCACTATCATGTACATTGAGAATGTATCGTTTCTTAGCTGTCCATATACCTTTATCTGCTATGACTTCTCTTGCCATTTCCATTTTCTGTTCGTATGCATTTACATATACAGCCAACTCTTTAAAGCTCTTTTCTATAAATGGCTCTAACTTTTCAGTTGCAACCTTATCTAAAAAGTTAATAGGATTCTTAGGATTAACTTTCTTAACCAAGTCATCAAAGGTTACATAAATTGAATCTGTATCTGATGCTATAACATAATCAATATCTGTAGTCTGTAATACTTTATTGAGATATTCATTTACTTTATTTTCAATCCATCGAATTGATAATTGACCACCCAAGGTTATTGCCGTAGCCATACGAGTATCGTAATATCTAAAATACTGATTGCCGATTGCACCATAAGCACTGTTCAAAGCAATCTTACGAGCCATTTGAATATTATTATATTTTGAAATCTCATTAAGATATTTTTTATCTTTATTCTGTTGATATTTTTTACGAGCCTCTAATGTCCATTGTTTAAACTTAACACGGTCTGTATAAAACTTTTGCATTAGTGCTGGAAGAAATCCTTGCTCATCAATTCTAAAACGTGCACCGTTTGGTGTAACGGTATAGCCGTCCTTTGGAATCTCAACTTCTTTATTTAACATTCGTTCTACATTAACTTGACCATTACCTTCGGCTGCCAAAGTTTCTGGTGAGATGTTATACTGCATAATGAGATGAGGATACAAACTATTCAAATCAAACGACATCACCCAATTATGTAATCCTAAAATTGGTTCTTTTACATATGCACCTTCATATGATGCATCTTTTCTTTTAACTTTTCTTCTAGGTACAACAATATTGTTTTCTCTTAAAAAGTTATAAATGATAACATCCCACATACGAACTTGAGAAAACACATCATTTGGATTAATCTTTGCTTCATAAGCCATCGTTAAATGAAGTTCAATTAACTTCATCTTATCTTCAAACTTATCAACTAACTCAACGTCTTGAATATTATAATCAACAAATGATTGATAGTCGTTTATATACCAATCTCGGAATGTTTCATGTGGGTTTTCATGTTTACGTTCACCCAATTCTACATATGCAATATGGTTAAGAGCATATGACTCCTGATTACTATAAGTATATTTTCTATACAGGTCAAGGTAATCTAGAATAGATACACCTAAGATATCATACATCTGAACTTCACGTCCTATAGAGAGGTGTGTTATTCTAGAATGTACAATGCCCCATGGAGACATTTTTTGAATTTCATCTTCACCAAACAATCTTGTAATACGATTACATAGATATGGTATGTCAAAAAATTTACAGTTCCATCCTGTAACAATATCAGGTTCAAAATATTCCCAGAACTCTAAAAATTTCTTTAATAGATCCTTCTCATCTGAACACTGTATATAATTTACATCTTCACGATCATTAGTATAATCATAAAGACCCCAAACTATAATTTCTTTATTAGACTGATTCTTTACTGTGATACACAACATTTCTTCCAAAGCCTCTTCAGGATTTGGAAATCCATTCTCACACGCAACTTCTATATCTATCGTAATAGTTCTGAGTTTACTAATATCCCAATCAATAATACCTTCATAATTTTCAGCAATCCATGCATAGGGATACCGCTCCATACCATAGACCAGTTCGGGCTGATCTTCATACTTGCTCAAGAAAGATTTAGCATCATAAATTGACTCGCATTTATATGGAGCCACAAATTGACCTGTAAGTGTTTTGAAGTTTGTTTGCTTCTTTACAGGAACATAAAGTGTTGGTTCATATTTAACTTTATGTTTGATTCTTTTACCATCTTTAAATTCACGAACAAGGAGCTTATCAGCCCGTTGCAATACACTAATATAGAAATCACTCATGTAAACATTATATCATAGGTTTTTCTTTTTGTCAATCTTTCCGGGTGGCATTTTATCCTTTTCTGTCCAATCGGATAAAACAAATCGTTTGTTAGGATTTACTGAAACTTTAAATCTTGTAAGTAAATCTCTATTAACTAACATTTCACTATAACTATCATCTGTAGTTAAACCCAAAGGAACATTTTCATATCGTTTATTATTAAACTCTATAGCTACTTCAACTACAGGTCGTTCTTCCATCTTTGGACTAAAGGCTCGTTGTGGTTTACTTATTCCAATAAGCTTTGATTTAAATTTATGTTTATTCTTTTCCCAATGTACTACCTTACCTTTAATTTTTATTTCATCTACATAGAACATTGTTGCTTTAGTTCCGTTACCAGTATCCATTTTAGCTCTGATTGGATCATCAATACCATCAACCGTTAGAGATTCTATATAACCAGCTTCTTGCCTAAATCTATTTCTGCGGTGAATATCTATACTTAAATATTCAACTATCATCTTAAAAATTTCTTTATCAGTTTTGGTACCTATATTTTGTTGAGGCCAGTCTGACATATCATATCCTTCAAAGTGTGATCGAATACCTGGAGAACCATTACATTCTAAAATAATAATTTCATCCTTAACTAAACAATGATCAACACCTATCATATAACCACCAGTGGCTCTAGCTGCGGATAAAACCACTTTCTTTTCTTCATCTGATAAGATATAAGGTTTCGTTGTTGCACCTAAGTGTACGTTACTTCTAAACTCATCTTTATCTGTTATTCGTTTTGCTGCACCTAAAATTCTATTATTAACAACCAAACTACGGACATCAAAATCAATGTCCAAATATTCTTGAAGTAGAATAACCGCATCATATTTCCATAACGCCTCACAAACAGAAACTAAAGATTCTTGATCTGTAACTTTAGCCACACCAACACCTTGTGTTCCTGTTAGTGTTTTTATAATTACTGGAAAGTTACCACCAATATGCCTATGAGCATCTTCAATACTCTTTTTATTATTGACAATAGATGTTTTAGGTACTGCAACATTATGACTAGCTAATTGAATTGCTGTAGCCATCTTATTGTCACACAATAACATAGACTCTAAATCATTGACCATGAAACAGCCAGCACTTTCAAACAAACTTGTTAGTGATTGTCCAGCCATATCTAAAATGGCTCCACGTCGGACAAACACAACAGTTTTTCCTATAGAGATAGTTTCTTTTTTATCGTTACCATCATAATTAGAAACGACCAATGTACCTTTTTCAATATCTTGATCTGAGATCCAAGCTTGACCAACATTGATAGATGTACATTTAACTTTAAGTTCTTTACAAACCTGCTGCAAAATTTCATTAACAGTTCCTTCACCTTCATCAATACCTAAAATCACAACTTCTATTTTAGTCTTTTCTTCTTTCTTGATAGTTGTTTTTTCTTCGGTCAAAGTTCCTCTGGCCTTACGAACCATATCAAAACCTTTACCTGATAGTGACTGTAATTTCATTTAGCTGTATAAAATTTTTGTAGTTGGTTTAATAATACCCGGACCATATATTCGTTCCCAATTATCTTTTATCTCATCATTAGGTTCTACTATTAAAACAATCCAATCATGTGATATTTTGTAATCTGGTTCGTCACTAAAAGGGAGCCAAGGTACCATTCCCATCTGTACTTTATTTCCTCTACCATCACCCATAGGCATAAGTACAACAGGATCTTTTATCTTAACACCCAAACCATCATCTTCTAATATGTCAGTTATAATATCTTCACCAGACTTCAATCGTATAAGTTTCAATGCCATGCTATTCTACTCCTTTCTTTCCAATATTGTATTTTGTTTCTAAAGTCCATTCGTCTTTCTCTTTAAAAGAAAGTATTTTAATTTGTGATAACGGAGCTCTAGGTTCTGAAATACCCATAACTTCTATCAATCCCCAATCGTCTAATAGTGCTGCTATTGTATTTCTTCGTTCTATATCATTTTGCGACAAATTGGATGGTTTTCCATCCAGTGCAAACAATTCTTTAAAATGTACTATATAATATCTACCTTGTTTATGTAATATGTGGCAAGATTGATATATTGTTTTCTCTTTGCGGGACGCTACTCCTATACGGGATAGCGTTTCACGAACCTTTAGAAAATCATCAGGTTCATTTAATTTGACCTCCAACATTAAGCCAGGATCCCATTCAACTACCTCCACCATGTTTTCCACCTCGATTTATTATTCTTTTTATGTATTCAATTTTTTCATGATCTAGTATGTCAAGAGCCTGCCTGGCTTTCTCATTATTATAACCATAGTATTCTTTAACATACTCAAGATTTTTAATCTTCGATGACCTAAGCCACTTGCTGAATCGTTTTTTAGGTCTTATACTATTTAGAAAAAACTGAAATTGAAGCAGTTTATCGAGGTGATGCATTTTATTCATTTCATTCACAAACAAAATACAATCGGGAAACGCTGAAAGCGCTTTATTTACAATATATGTTGGATATTTCTTCTCCCAAAATTCATCTTCGCTATTCATCAGATCATTTTTCTGATGATTGATAGCGTTAAGATAGTGTTTTAATTGATATGGCTGTTCGTTTTTCATGCTATCGCTGTCTGCATCACTGAAGCATTGTAAACATCTTCATCTAGTTCTACTCCAAAGTATTGTCGGTTCATTCGTCTTGCTACATATGGCACCATACCTGAACCAGCAAAGGGATCTACTACCTTGTCATTCTCTTTAGTTAGATACTCAAGCATCAACTCAATAAAGTTTTCATTCCACATATGTAACTGCATCGGTCCTTTAAACCCTTTCATCTTATGTGTATCATACACCATAATACCCTTTAAAAAATCACCAGCACGTTTGATAGTGCCTGTTCTAGTGAATACTAAACAGTGTTGATAGTTGAATGTATACATATCTCGTTTTTCTACTGGATGGTTTCTCACTACTATCTTGTAGTCTTTGAGTTTCCAACCATAGTTTATCATCGCTTGGTAATAAGTAATGTGGTTTGGTAGTATCTCACCGTTTATCTTTCGGTCAGTCTGTGCTATCAAAACAAACCCATCGTCCTTCACTAAACGATTGAAGTGACTACACGCTCTTTTCTGAAAGAGTTTATACATCTCAATATCTTTTCCCCATTCAGTTTGGGAAATGTCCGGGGGACTAGTAAATACCAAATCAACACTCTGGTTTTCAATAGGTTCCAATACCTCAAAACAATCACCGTTTACAAATTGATTCCACTTCATCACTTGTCAGTCTCCTTCCTACGCACCAGAACAGAACTCGCTGGTTCATGTCAATATTTTCTAACATCCACTTATGAGCCTTCGCTTCATATATATCATCAAGATAAAAATTACCTATCATTTGTTCTACTGATTTAGAATAAGGTGACTTGTATTGTACCAACTCATACTCTAAATCAAATCTTGGTTCAGTCAATGGATTCTGATTCAGATAACCATCTATCAATTTTCTTCTATCTGGTCCAACTTGTACACCAATAATTCGTTTCACTTTCTTATTAAATCGTTTCAGTCCTTGCAACGTACAAGCGAACTGAATACCAACACCCAGGGACATCACTAATACATCCAACTCATCAGGAATATTTTCAACTTGTTCTGCATTTGCATCAAACATCAACTTACTATCCTGATAAATGTGTTTACTATAATCTATATTATGATATCCTGTTTCTTTGGCTATGTCATTTACTCTTGCTGTTATGGCATTCTTCATTCCATGTCCTGCAACTATCATTATATCAGCATCGTAGTGCTTTGTCAACTTCATCATTGGAAGTTTTTCAAATCGTTCTGGTTTAGTTCCACCTACTGCTATAATGCATCTCTTACCATATGATTTAGCAACTCTACTAATAACTGGACCTGTGGGGGAATGTACAGATACCGCTGCAATCACTCCCGGCCAATCATATTGTTCAAACAACTTTATAGCTTGTCGTACTTTACCACCATTCACATCTTCCCAAGGACAAAACAAATCATCACGTTTATAATAAACCCCACCGTGTTTTTCTACCGGTGTCAACATATCTTTGTCCAACCCTGTCCTTTTAAAACAAATGTTGGTTTAGATACCATTTTTTTCAAAGACTTTTTGCCACAATGTGGACAATATACTAAAGGATCTTCACTCATTTTTTGTATACATTCTACTTCGTGTCCACAATTTTTTTTCTTACATTTATACTCATATATTGGCATGTCTTTCTCTTTTTCATTTTTGAAATATAAAAATAGGTTCGTATTTAGGTGAACCAGTTTGTGATGACAGTTGGAGTTTCCAAGTGTCAATATGTTTATAGTGAATCTGTTTCGCTATGCGGACAGTTTCTTCCTCAAAATTCTTTATACGTCTAGTGTTTGCAACATTCAATGCCAATATACCACCAGCCTTTAATCCATAATGACACTTATCAATTGTGTGCCATAAGAATCCATCTATCCAATCCTGTACTTCTGGATATTTCTTAAACGATTGTGTTTCTTCTTCAGAATATTTTTCCCAATCAAAATATGGTGGTGATGTAAAACATAAATCTATACTGTTTGCATCAGGCCAAAATTCTTCACTACCTATTTGGTGCAATTCTATTGTTCTGTTTTTACTTCCCCATTCGTCCCTTATAACTTCTAATCCATTAAAAGTTTCGGTACATGGATCTGTGCCAATATAATTTACATCAGCAGCGATTGAACCTAATAGTCTGCCACCATACCCACAACTCATGTCCCATGTAGTTCCTGCCTTTGTTCCAAACAACGGAGATGATTTCTCTAAAAATCTATCATACATTAAAGCAGCTGTTGTGGGTCTAAAATTTGAAACTGCTTGTGTACCAGAATATCTACGGAGTAATGACCGCATATCTGATGCTGTTATATTGTGATGTTCTTTCTGTTCCCAAAAAGTTCCTTCTAATAGTTTTCTAATACCTATCTTAAAATGTTTCTCATCATTCCAAATCTCTACTGGAGTTTTCATCGTGCCACACTTGATACCCCAATGATGTGGCATATAACTCCATGCAAGAGCTAACCCATGAGGACTTGACCCTATGGCTTTATTTTTTGGTTTAAGTAATGTTGACCGATCAAATCGTTGTAGTTTTGCAAACTCTTTCTTTCGCCAATTATAATCGGTAGGATAATGTGGAAAGCCTTTTTCTTTCCAATCATTATAAACATCATCAATTAATTGATCTGTTATTTGAATTGGCATTCCGTCATTATCTCCGTCAAACACGCCAACAAATTAACTTCGGGATCAGCTACAAATGCAGAATAATATTGATACTTACCTAACACTAGAACTGCTGCAGGTATACTTCCTGGTTCCATAAAGTCATATAACTTTTCATATATTTTTCTAAAAATTTTCACAGGGTCATTATCTATATTATCTACAACCCATTTACGAACATTACCAAACTCTTTGTTTTTCAAATGTCCCATCAACTCTTTCATGTTGACTTCAGCTATGTTTACAAGAATACCAGAATCAATTGTACCACTGACACTGTATCTCTGTAACTCATTCAACACTCTCCGCCAATCCGGAAAATGTTTCATTATCAATTCTGCTACTACTGGTTCTTCAAAACCTATACCTTCAGCTTTAAGGATATCTTCTACTCTTGTCATAAATTGTGATGCAAGAATAGCTTTGTTACCATTTATCTTAAACTCAACTACAGCACATCTAGAATGTAATGGCTCAATGATTCTGTTTTTAAAATTACAGGTAAAAATAAACCGACAGTTACGATGGAATTCTTCAATGAATCCACGCAATGCCGGTTGTGTAGATTGCGGATTCAAGTAATCAGCCTCATCGAGAATGACAACTTTATATCCACCTTGCAACGATACGGTCGACGCAAATGTTTTAATTTTATTTCTTAATACATCTATACCTGATTCTTCTGAACCATTGATCAGAATATAATCTGCATGAAGTTCCTCACACACGGCTCTCGCCACTGTAGTTTTCCCCACACCTGAACCACCAGCCAGAAGAAGATTTGGAATCTCCTTCTGTCCGATAAATTCTAAAAATGTATTTTTGATTGATTCAGGTAGAATACAATCAGTTATCTTTTTCGGGCGATACTTCTCCACCCAAAGGAATGTCTCCCTCGTCATAATATTGTTCTACTCCACACCAAGGACAAAACCATCTTTGTCGTTTCATCACAGTTTCAATGGAAGGTTATAACCTTCCATACTAACATACTCTACTTCTAATTCAAGCTTTTCTACAATATCTTCTATAGAAATGCCTAATTTAAATAGAGCATCAATCAACTCCATAATCATGTGCTAATTACTCGGTTGTTCTAGAGCGATCCAATAAATAACTTTTTTATTAATCGCCGTCCAACAAGAAACCAACGCTTGTGTTGAAACTTTTACAACATAATCATCTGGCATAATTTTCAGATTTTCAACTTTATAATTGAACTGAAATGCTTTATCTCCAGTATGAGTCCATGATTCTTCAAATTGATTTGATGTTGTATTTTTCAAATCTGTTACTGCCATAGTAACACCTTGTGAAGTACCTGTAAAAACTAAATCAGGTAATTGCATTACCGCATGAGCCTTTTGAACCTTTGACATAGACTCTTTTGTAACTGTAAACTCTACATCAGTTTCGGGTTCATTAAAGGTATCAGGCGGGGTTACTAGAATGGACGGATCTGAATAAAAATATGAAATCTTTGTAGACCCTCCATTAACTGTCAAATAAGAGTCATGTTTAAACTCTAATTCTGGATCTTGCGCTAATGTCAACACCCCCAAAAACTCCGACAGATCATATATACCAAATTCTCTTGGCATTACTTCGCTGACATTTACCTCTGCCAAAATATTTTTCATTGTTGACATGGTGCGGAGCTTACTACCTTCCTTCACCAAAAGATTTTGATTAATGTTTGAAAAATTCTTCAATACATCAATCGTTTCACTGCTTAACTTCATTTTCACTCTCCTCATGTATATGTAACATGATTATTCCATAATGTAAAATCTTCATAAGGTCGTCTTTATTCTTGCCGCCCTTACGGCCATATCGTTGG